ATAAGACTTTATGTACCCGTGCCATAATTCCTGTATGGCAGCAGTCTAGGTTTCTCTCAGCATACTTTTCCAAGTCGGAAATTAATCAGAGATCCCAAGGTTTGACCCTCGTGAATGTGAAAGTAATGCAAGGCAAATACTTAATAGTATTCCGACCCATCACGTCCATTTAATACGTCCATATCCCTATACGTTTGAGAAATTGCTTTCTCTAAACGTCTAAGTTTAGTGGCGTAGCTCTGAACTGATTTTCGATCATACCAATCAATGGAATTTCCATTAATAGTAGGATCTAATCGGAAGAGGCGAACTATGTCAGACCAAGATCCCTCACTGCTCTTCATAAGAGCCTTAAGGGAAGTCTCCTGATTTTCTTTCGTAAGCACAAAAGAAAATGCATAGAGCCAGAAACCTGGTGCTAACAAGGAAGTCCAGACCTCTATCAGTCTGTTGGGCCATAGAGTTTGAGCCGAGACCTTCCACCAGAAACGGTAGAATATCTCTTCATTAGCTGAAACTCTTTGGATAGCTAACCTGATATCTTCTATAAGGATTTGTAAAATCCCATTATAGTAAGAATATCTGATAAGGTGCGGATCTCGCATATTCAAACTAGTAGAACACCAAGTCAACATTTTCATGTCCACTTGGCTTCTAGATTGAAGAGATCCACTCACCCCGAAAGCAGCCCAAATACCTAATTCGGCTTTTGACCTAACAAAGTTAGGCAAAGACCGGATTAACGATAGAACAGTGCTAGAATGTGTTGCGTAGCTTTTGTTACAGGCTTCTGTCAACATAGCACCAACGGTGATCGGTTTTCTCATAGTGGCCAGGATTAAACCTGGACCAATAGGAGAAAAGTCGATCCCTTCACTAGTCTTCCACCTCTTGGCAAACTCAACCATATCGCAAGATACGATTGACTTACCAAGATTTATTGAAAGACCTAGAAGTTCCATCAGCTTAAGGTACTCAGAGGCAACATGATCATGATTAATGACTATGTCGTCTCCTAGTACCGCGTAGTTGGAGAAACGTGAAACACCTACTCTCTGAGCAGCTACTTGAACCACCACATGATGTGTTAGCGCAAGCATTGCCCAAGAAGAATAGGCCCCCATTGGTT